TGGCGCGGGGTAACCATCCGCCACGCCAAGAACTTGCTGGGGGCGCGGCTGACGGTGGACGACAGCGGCGTATACACACGCATCCTGCCCGTGGGCGAGGACAGCGAAGGCTCCCCCGTGTACTTGCCGGAGCGGTACCTGGACAGCGCCCGCCTGAGCGCCTATCCCTTCCCGCGCGTCAAGCTGCTCAAGGTCAGCGGCGCAAAGGTGGGCGCAAAAAAAGATGACGGCACGGTCAAAACCATCGAGGATGTGCAGACAGAATTGCGGGAAGCGGCCCAGGCAGAGCTGGACAAGGGCGTGGATCAGCCCAGCGCGGACATGGCCGTGAGCTTTGTGGACCTGGCCGGCACGGACGCCTATCCGGAATACGCAGGGCTGCAGCGCCTGCACCTGTACGACCTGGTGCGGGTGGTACACACGCCCCGGATGATGGACACCCAGGCCATGGTGGTGGGGTTTACCTACAACGTGCTGACCGGCATGTATGACACCATTGAGCTAGGGGACGCCTTCGCTACGCAGCTCGATGCTGTTTCCGGTACACAGCTTGTGGGCGGAAGCATTTCAGGCGGCAAGCTCTCCCTGGGCTCCGTGGGCAGCGGGAACCTGCGGGATATGGCTGTAACCGCCGCCAAGATCGGCACGGCGGCAATCCAGGCGGCGCACATTGGCAACGCGCAGATCCAGCGGGCCCACATCCAGGAGGCGGCCATCGGTACGGCACAGATTGCGGATGCGGCCATCACCCGGGCCAAGATTGGCGAGGCGGCCATCGGTACGGCGCAGATCGATACCGCAGCTATTGACACGGCACAGATCAAGGACGCGGCCATTACCCGGGCCAAGATTGGCAACGCCGCCATCGGTACGGCACAGATCGAGGATGCGGCCATCACCCGGGCCAAGATTGACAGCGCGGCCATTGGTACGGCACAGATCGAGGACGCGGCCATCACCAGCGCCAAGATCGCCAGCGCGGCCATTGGTACGGCACAGATCGAGGACGCGGCCATCACCAGCGCCAAGATCGCCAGCGCGGCCATTGGCGCGGCGCAGATCCAGGATGCATGCATCACTGATGCAAAGATTCAGGACGCCAGCATCAGCATGGCCAAGATTCGGGACCTGCAGGCCCAGGTGGCGCAGATTGTTGCAGCATCCATTCAGGATGCGCACATCACCACGGCGCAAATTGACGATCTGGCGGCGGCGGTGGCAAAGCTGATCCACGCGGAAGTAGGCGTAGGCGAGTTTACCCTGGCAGAGATCAAGAACCTGCTGGCAGAGGCCCTGGTGCTGGAGCAGGGCAGCGCGGACAGCATGTACATCACCAACCTGGCGGTGACCTCGGCCAACCTGCTCAGCGCCATGCTGGGCAAGCTGGTTTTGAGGGGCGAGGACGGGAAGTATTACCAGGTGATGATTGGCGCAGACGGGACCATTCACACCCAGGAAGTGGAGCCTTCCCAGGGCGAGATTGAAACCGGGGAGACGGAAAGCGGCCTGGGCATTGTGGACACCAGTGCCAATTTTGCTGACCTGACGGCCCAGAACATCAAGGGCAACGAGGCCATCTTCCAGACCATCCTTGCCCAGAGCATGACGGCGGGGAAGCTCACCGCCGGGGAAGCGCTGATTGCCTCGGCGACCATTCCCACGCTATACGCCACGTCCATTCAGGCCATTGGGAACAGCCTGGATTTATCGGCCAACCAGTCCATTCAGCTGACGGTGAAAAAAGCCGTGGGATACCGGGTGGAGGTGGTGGCCAGCAGCAATGTGCTATCCACGGAGATTCCGCGGACGGTGATTGCCGCACGGGTATGGCAGGGAAAGGACGAGGTGACGGAGGCGCTGCCAGCGGAGCGCTTTGCCTGGACGCGGGTATCGGCGGACACGGTAGCGGACGAGCTCTGGGCGGCCAGCCACAAGGGGGTGAAGGAAATTGAACTGACGACGCTGGATGTCTATCACGCTGCGACCTACTACTGTCACATACTGGATGCATAAGGGAGGAAAAAGGGCATGCCTATCATTGCAACGGGGAGCCAAACCATCATTGACCTATCCGACGGCAAGAGCCTGTCGGTCTACCTGGGAACCAATCAGCCCCGGACGCAGATCCTGGACGTAAACGCGGGGACGTACAGCCCGGACTGGAGCACCACGGCGGGGAAGCTGGTGATCACCCCGGTGGTCTACGCCAACCAGACGGCCATTGAGCTCACGGACAAGGCCCTGGCCATTACCTGGAAGCGCAAGGAGGGCAGTGCCTCCGAGGCGGCGCTGGGAAGTGGGGAGACGGTGAGCGGCAACATACTCACGGTGAGCGCCAACAAGATCGGGTCCACGGGGCTATTGACCTACCTGGCCTATGTGACCTACACCGACCCGGACACGGGGCTACCCATCAATGCGGTATCGGAGATCAGCTTTGCCCAGGTGCAGACCGGGCAGAACGCGAAGAACGCCTGGATTAGCGGCGAGCAGGTATTCAAATATACGGCTGCGGGCGCGGTGTCCCCGGCGCAGATTGCGCTGACGGCCAACCTGCAGAACGTGACCATGGTCAAGTGGCAATACAAAAACAGCGAGGGGGCCTGGACGGACTACCCCACCACCAGCGACAATGCCAGCATTACGGGCACGACCCTGATCGTCAAGCCCACCCATGCCATCTTTGTGGGCAGCGTGGCCACGCTGCGCATCCTGACCAGTGACGGGAGCATTGGCGACACCACCAGCGTGTACAAGGTGCAGGACGGTGCGGCTGGCAGCGCGGGCGCGGCGGGACAAAATGCGCGCATTGCGTTCCTGACCAATGAAAACGTGACCTTTGCCGGGGACAAGAGCGGGCAGGTGGCGGCCACCACGGTGACCTGCAATGTGGTGGCCTACAACGGCACCACCAAGGTGACCCCCACGGTGGGGACCGTAACCGGAGCACCCACGGGCATGACCGTAAGCAAGGGCAGCGCGGTAAACAACGAGATTCCCATTACGCTGACCATTGCGGCGGGGGCGACCCTGGGAGGCGCGGGGCAGCTCAGCGGTACGCTGAGTGTGCCGGTGACTGCGCCGGTAGCCACCACGCTGCAGATCCACTGGAGCAAGGTGAACACGGGGGCCACAGGCGCCGCGGGGGCATCGGCGGTGACCTTTACCATTTACGCCCCCAACGGTACGGTGTTTGTCAACGGCAGCGGCACGCTGACCATTGCCACCCAGGCCTACCAGGGCAGCACGGCCATTACCAGCGGCGCCACCTACGTCTGGAAGAAATACAGCGGCGGCAGCTGGAGCACCATTTCCGGCCAGACGGGCAGCAGCCTGACCGTGGCGGGCAGCACGGTGACGGGCATGGCCAGCTATCAGTGCGTGATGACCTACGGGGGCAAGACGTACCAGGACGTGATTACCCTCACCGACAAGACGGACAATTACCAGGCCACCATTGACTCCACGGGGGGGAACATCTTCAAGAACACCGTGGGCAGCAGCACCCTGACCTGCCGCCTATGGCAGAACGGCCAGGAGGTGGACGCGGACGGCACCGGCCACACCTACGCCTGGACGCGCATGGACAAGGATGGCACTGCCCTGGACGAGGACGGGCCCTGGAAGACGGGCAAGTCCATCACCGTGACCGGGGCGGACGTGGATACAAAGACCACCTTTGTATGTGAAGTAAGCTGATGGCCCGGCGGTGAAAGGGGGGGATGACGTGGGCATCATCGCCGCGGCACAGATTGCCATTGCGGACATTACAGACCCCATTCAGCAGGATGCGGCCCCGGCATCCCCCTCGGTGGGGATGCTGTGGCTGGATACCGGCGTGAAGCCGCCGCTGCTGAAAAGGTGGACGGGCAGCCAATGGGAAACCGTCAACGACACCACGGAGGACTTCCGCCAGGTGGAAGCCCAGCTGACGGTCATGGAGGACAACATCCGCACGGCGGTAACGGATTTATCCAGGCTGGAAACCTCCATGCTGGACAAGGCAGACATGACGCAAATGAAGGAGCTGCTGGCGGGTAAGGCGGACGCCGACCTGATGCTGCAGCTATCCACGGAGCTAAAGCAGACCAGCCAGAGCATTACGGCCATCATTTCCCAGGTGGCGGGCCTGGAGGGGGCCAGCGACGCGGCGGACGCGCTGCTGGCCCAGTATCAGCTGTTTTTCCGCATTGACGCGGACGGGGTGACCATCGGCAAAAGCAACAGCGGCTTTGACGTGCGGATCGACAATGAAAAGCTGTCCTTTCGGGAAAACGGGCAGGAGATCGCCTACGTGAGCAACAGCCAGCTGTTCATCACCGCGGCGGAGATCACCCAGAGCCTGACCATTGGGAACTACCGCTTTTCGCGCATGGAGGACGGCAGCCTGGCGCTGCTGCTGTAAGGGAGGAAAGCATGGCAAGCGTTATTTTGACGTCCGGGGTGGTGGTGGGCAATCAGAGCCTGGTCACCAATGGCGCGTACACCAGTTACGATCTGACGAAAAGCGGGAGCTTTCCAGCGGCGGGGTATCGGGTGGCAAGCGCCGCCCTGACCTGCACCCTGCGCAATGCGGTGTGGGACACCATCACCGTCAAGGCGGCGGACGGTACCACCCTGGGCAGCTTTGGGGCGGTAGGCACCAACGGGGAGCGCACCTGCGCGCTGATCACCGGGTACGACTATGCCAGCCTGACCCACGTCACCCTGTACGGCGGGGGCGTAGGCACGCAGATTGCAGGCGGCAGCTATGTCAAAATCACGGTGGAATGGGCATACACCACCTCGACCCTGACGCTCTCGGCCACCAGCGTGGAGGCGGGCGGAAGCGTGACGGCCAGCATCGGGGCCTATGACGCGGCGTTTTCCCACCAGGTGCGGCTGGAATTCGGCACGAAGGCCCAGACCTGGGACGTGGCGGCGGGGGTGACGGCCCAGGCGGTGACCGTGCCCGTGGCATGGCTGGACCAGATCCCCACGGCGCAGTCCGGCCCGGCGCGGGTGACGCTGATTACCTATTCCGCGGGCGTCTATGTGGGCGCGGTGGCGGCGTCCCTGACCGTGACGGTACCGGCCAGCGCTGCGCCCACCTTCTCGGCCAGCTGCGCGCCGCTGCTGACGGTGGGCGGGACCACCTATCCCAGCATGGGCGACGGGGTCTATGTGCAGAGCAAGAGCGGCTGCACGGCCAGGATCACCGGGGCGGCGGCGCAGTACGGGGCCGCGGTGACGGGGTACAGCATTCGCGGGGGCGGGTACTCGGGGACAAGCGCCATCCTGCAGACGGGGCTGCTGGGCGGTTCCGGCACGGTGCCCTTTGTGTTCCGGGTGACGGACAGCCGGGGGCTGTACACGGAAAAGACGGTGAACATTGCCGTGCTGGCGTACACGCCGCCCCAGGTGAGCAGCCTCACCGGCTGGCGGGTGGACAGCGCGGGGGCAGCCGCGCCCGCGGGCACCCTGGGCAAGTGCCGGGCGGTATGGAGTTACACCAGCCTGGGCGGGGCCAACACCTGCACGGTGAAGGCGTTTATCAAGCCCGCGGGAGGCAGCGAAACGGCCCTGAACGCGGCCATGGCCAGCGGCGTGGACTACTGGGTGGGCACCGCGGCGGGCAACATGACCCTGACGGTGACGACCCGGTACATACTGCGCCTGGCGCTGACAGACAAGTACGGCACGGTATCGGTGACGGGCAGCCTGCCCTCGGCGGCCTTTGCCATGCATCTGAACGCGGCGGGAAACAGTATTGCTTTCGGGAAGGCCTGTGAAAAGGCCAACGCGGTGGAGATTGCCGCGGGGCGGACGCTGTACCTGGGGGACAGCACCCTGGCGGCCTACATCCAGGCGCAGGCCAAGACGACTACGGTGCGGGACTGGATACGGAACACGTTTTTTCCGGTGGGGGCCATTTACCAATCCTACGCGGCCGCGTCCCCGGCGTCGCTGTTTGGGGGGACATGGACGCAGATACAGAACCGCTTCCTGGTGGGCGTGGGCAGCAGCTATGCGGCTGGTGCAACTGGTGGAGAAGCTACTCATAAATTGACAGTTGATGAACTGCCCAGCCACAGCCACAACTATTCCTATCCGGGCTATGAAGCGGGCGGGGAATGGTACGGAGCCAGCGGCACGGCCAAGGGCAACACGGTGGCCACCACGGCCGTGGGCGGCGGCGCGGCCCACGAGAACCGGCCGCCCTACTATGCGGTATACATCTGGCGCAGGACAGCGTAAGGGAGGAAGAAACCATGGACATGTACGACGAGCAGGGCAACCCGGTAACGGATTACGACCCGGCCAAGGGGCGGCTGGAGATGCAGAAGCGCATCCATCACCACGAGGCGGTGGAAGCCGTGGAGGAGCAGGGGCACTGGGAGACGGTGGCGGAGTACCCGGAGACAGGCGGCAGGGATGTGCAATGGGTCGTGGATGCGCCGGGGGTGGAAGCCCGGGAGGCCTGGGACGAGGAGGAAACCTACTGGCTGTACATCCCCTACACGGAGGAGGAACTGGCGCAGATGGAAGCGGACAGAAACCAGCCTACGCCGGAGGAGCGGGTGAAGGAGCTGGAGGAGGCGCTGGAGCTGCTGTTGTCCGGCGCAACGGAGGTGACGGAGGATGAAGGCGGAACTGCGGGAGAAGATACTGGCCTATAACCGGGCCATGGCGCAGCGCAAGGAGAAGGCGGAGGGCATGGACGTGATTGCCACAGCGCTGCTGGCTTTGCCGCCGGGGCAGCTGAAGAAGCTGCTCACTCCGGAGGTGCTGGCGGTGCTGGACAAGTACGCGGAGGAAAAATAGATGCTTTTGGAAGCATTCATCGCACAAATAGAAGCTATTGCGCAGGCGTCCCCGGTGTATCGCCCGGGCGGGGATGGATCGGACGGAACATGCGACTGCATTGGGCTGGTAATTGGAGCCATACGCCGGGCGGGAGGGGCTTGGACGGGGACGCACGGGAGCAATTACGCGGCGCGGTATGAGATGCGGGAGCTGCTGCCGGTGACGGACGCGGGAGAGCTGTGCCTGGGGGATGTGGTATACAAGGCCAGGACGCCGGGGCAGGCGGGGTATGCGCTGCCGGAGCGGTACAAAAAAAACCCGGATCAGCGGGACTATTACCACGTGGGGGTAGTCACGGCCACCAGTCCCCTGGAGATTACCCACTGCACCAGTCCGGGCATTGTGCGGGATACGAAGCTGGGCAAATGGACGTACCGGGGGCGGCTGGAGAAGGTGGACTACGACGGCACAAGCCAGGAGGTGGGCACGATGGTGCAGGCAGCCACGGTGGTGGCGGACAGCGGCAGCAAGGTAAAGATGCGCAGCAAGCCCAGCACGTCGGACGGGCTGTACTGGGAGGTGCCGGTGGGGGCCGAGGTGCAGGTGGCGGAAATCACCGGCGGCTGGGCAAAGGTACGGTACGGAGATCGCACGGGGTACATGATGGCGGCCTTTCTAGACATGGACGGGCAGGAAGCGCCGGAAGAGGGCGGAAGTGCTGAATCCGTGGCAGGTGGGGGTCTGGTGACAGTACAGCGTGCGGCCTTGCAGGAAGTATACGACGCCCTGGGCAGCATTTTGCAAGGAGGGTGACACCGGTGCAGTGGTTGGAACAATATGGAAAAGCAGCGGGGTACATCAGCGCCATATTGGGGCTGGTGGCACTGATCCTGGTAAAGCCTGTCAAGCGGTGGGTGCATAAGCGCAAGGAAGCCAAGGAAAAGGCGCAGAAGGAGCAAGCGGAGTTTCGCAAGGAGCTGCGGGACAGTTTATCGGAAATTACCACAGCCCTGGGCGGGCTGTCGGATGATATTGGCGATTTACAGTATGAGCGGCTAAGCCAGGCGCAGGACTTCTACACGTCGCGGGGATGGTGCCCGGGGGCGAAAAAGGAGATGCTATGCAAAATGCATGCTTCCTACCGGGCCAAGGGGAGGAACCATTTATCCGAGCACTACGAGGAAGAGATTTTGCGGCTTGCGGACAAGCCGGAGAAGGAGGAGGACGCATGAAGAAGGCAATGGCAATCTGGATGGTGATGGCGCTGCTGTGCGTGCCGATGCTGGCACTGGCGGAGCAGGTGGAAGCACCGGTGGCCGTGGACTGGACGGCGCTGGTGGTGGCGGTGATCGGCACGGCGGCAGCAGTCCTGGGAGCGTGTTTACGGCAGGTATGGGTAAAGTATGTGCGGCCCTGGCTGGAGCAGCGGGACCTGAGCGACGCAGCGAGGATCGTTGTGGATGCGGTGGAGGCGTTGCTGGGAAGATATTGTGGCGAGGACAAATGGCGCATGGCGCTGAGAAAAATGCAGGAGCGCGGGTTCAACGTTGATGAAGAACAAGTAGTGGATGCGTTGCACGCAGCATGGTACCAGCTGAACCAGGCGATGATACTCTCTGGTGAAAAGGAAAAACCAGCAGCATGATATAAGAGAGCAGGACATGAAGCCTGCTCTCTTTGTTTATATCCCCCCCTGCCTTTATTCTGAAGTATAAGCCGCTGTAGGACCGGCTGATCTAATTACTCTTTGAATTTACTCTGGATTCCTAAAAATTAGGAGGGTTTCAGGAAATAACACAGCGCATGTATAATAATTTTGTGTGATAATGTGTGTTACTTGTTTAGAATAGGCATAGAATATGTAGTTCTTTTGCTAATAACATCCATAACACTAATCATACAAGAATAGTATAGTTTTGTTTTTTCCTTTCTCCTCTGGCCCGTGGCATTGACTACCATCGTGCTCCTCGGTGGAAACCCGGACGTATCCTCTGGCAGTGGGCATGATGAATCCTCCTTCAAAAAGCGTACAAAAATAAAAGCGTGTATATACCTGATTTTTCGTATTATTTGTGTGACGTGTGTTTTTTGTGCCCGGAAAGCCTTGCGGTACAAGGGTTTGCGCGGAACACCAGGGCAGGGAATGACTGAAAAAAAGGTGTGTGCGTAGCAGGAAAAAGTGTGTTATGGCCACTACCGGTTAGCCGAAAGCGGCAACGATCAACCATGTAGCCAGCGCACTCAGACCTAAAACGGGAAGAAGGCAGCCGCCGCCAGTTAGCATCCGGCCTATTTTCTGCTGGCGGCCTGCCTTGGTCGTGGGAATACCAGTGGCACGGGCGATTCTTTGCTTGGCGGCTGTAATTCCCAATGCCCGCTTCCAGGAAAAAGACAGGCCAGGAATCCCGCTACGTTTCCTTGCCATGGTATTTGCTCCTTTCTATCAAAAGCCAAGTTCTTTGGCCAGGTCCAGAACATCAATATACTCATTCAGCGTAACAACACCATCGCTAAGCACGTCATTGCACAGTTCGGTGAGTTTGGTATGCTTGCTGCGGTATTCCTTGACTGTTGCCAGGCGATCAGCCGCGGTGACATGAGCATATCGTCCCTTGTCGATTCCACGGGATATCTCTTCCACGGTTTCCTCGTCTACCGGCAGATCAATGGACTTGAATGCCCGGTCCATGCGCTCCTCCGCCGATTCACAGGCACAGCAGAGCAGCAGCGCAAAGCAAAGCATGAGGCACATAGCCACCCTTTTCATTTTCTTCTCCTCCATTCTCATTTTACATCGCCTTGAAAGGCAATGGCTTTTCCCAGAATGCGTACAACGCGGGTTTCTCCCTCGCCGCCGATGAAGATGGGTTCATAGGCCGGATTTTCCGCTTGCAGCATGGTCATGCCTCCGGGGAGGTAACGGATCCGCTTCAGGGCGGCTTCGTCGTCGATGAGCACCGCGGCGATTTCTCCATTGTTCACGGTATCCTGGCGGCGGATGAATACGATGTCGCCGTCCTGGATGCGGGCGCCGGTCATGCTGTCGCCTTTGGCACGGAGGGCGAAATCGGCGTGGATTTCGGCCCCTGCCTCGACGTAGGATTCAAATTCCTGCTCGGCAAAGGATGGCTCCCCGCAGTGGACGGTTCCCAGCAGGGGAACGCGGCGGGTGGTGACGGAAAGAATACCGGGAAGACTTGTGACCGCTTGCGAAGATTCGCCCAAGAGCTCAGTTACGGTTGTGTTGGTAGCAGCTGCTATTTTTTGTAACGCGGTCCGGTTGGGAATATTGACCTCTGTTTCGTACCTGGCAATGGATGAACGGGATAAACCGCAAAGCTCTGCGAATTCATCCTGCGTAAGATGCAACTTTTCCCTCAAGGATACGAGCTTTGAGGCGATTGTCTGATGCATGAACGGCTCCCTCCTTTCTGTTTCTGATTGTATCATATATGAGACAAAAAAATAAATACTAGAACTAGTACAAACATGCTTGACATCATGCGCACGTTGATGTATATTTGTACTAGAAATGACACAAAAAGGGGTGACATCATGGTAAACAGCGTTACTAAAGCTCGAAAAATGCTAGGACTGACACAAAACGAACTGGCAAGCCGAAGCGGTGTGAGTCGGAGCACCATTGCTAGAATTGAGACAAGCAACAGCTTCCCCAACTTACGGACTGTGCACAAACTCGCAGTAGTTTTAGGCTGCACGATCGATGATCTACTGACTAGCGACGACAAACAGGAGGAATGTCAGAAATGAAAAAACATTCGGAAATAGACCACTATATCCTGAAAGTGTTCGACGAAGAGGGCCGCGAGTGGGCTGAATATCGCGGTATAAATGACCTGAAGCCAAGCACTGCGACGATTCTTCTCATTAATTTTCGCATGTTCAAGCTCGTTCTGAATCTCCTTGCGGGCCTGTTCGGCCTGATAGTTTACAAAATCCTTTCGCATTTGTTCTAAGGCCTCGGCGAGTCTCTGCTGCGCCTGGGTCTGCTTCTGTGTTTCATCGTCCTGCCGGTGCTGCTTTTCCTGTTCTTTGGTCTGGCGCGCCTGAACATCACGGATGTGAATACTGCCCTTGGCAGTCAGCTGCACGGCTTTCCACTCCGAGAAGGGAAATGTGCGGGACGCATCGCCTCGAACCTGTTCCAGTTGCCAGTCTGAAAATTCCAGCAGCCCCTGATTCACCATTTCATCAACCTGTGTTTCTGCATCAGGAAACTGCGCGCACAGGGCATCGCGCGAGGCAGTCCTTTCGGGCTGTTGGTTCAGGTAGAGCAGGAGTTCCTCCGCTTTGGAGAGATACGGGGCATGATTCATATGCGCATCTCCTTTGTGAAAGGTTGTAAACAGTTTAACACATTACCAGGGAAGGGAGAACAAACAAATGGATATCCAACAGGCGCATGCCTACGCTGCGCGGGAACTGCGAAAAGTAGAAAGCGACCTGGCCCGGGCGCTGGAGCGGAAGGCGCCGGAACGGGACATTTCAAACTTGCAGAAAAAAGTGGACTATCGGACGTTTGTGGCCAAGCTGCTGGAAGCGATTCTGACGGAGCTGGCGAAGCATGGACAGAAAGCAACGGATCTGGGTACCCACCGGCGGGAGCATGAGCCGGAAAACGGGCGGGATTGAGCTGCACGGACATGATGGGACGGCAGCAGAGTTTGTGGCGGTATTGACGCCGCTGGTACGGCTGGGCGAGCTGGGCAGCGGACGGCAGGAAAGGAGCAAGCATGCAAGCGATGCGGAAGCTGGAGATCGTAAGCAAGGTTTTGGCGGTGCTGGTGGTGGCGGAGATGGCGCTGATGCTGCTGATCGGCGCAAGTCTGGGTGAGGTGGAACCCTTTCAGGAGACGCGCTATGTATTCTGCGACGGCGTGCTGAACGTGCGCATGTCTCCCCGCGGCGGGGCGGAAATCACGGGGTATCTATTCTGTGGGGACGAGGTAACGGTGGATGATTACAGCAAGGACGGCGCCTGGGTTCATGTAACGGGGCTGCCCACGGAGTACGGCGAAGGGTGGATCGCCTACCGGTACACCAGCGCAGAGGAAGTGGAGCTGCTGGAGGAGGGAACCCTGGCAGTGGTGGAAGCCAATGGGCGCGTGGCTGTCCGGGCGGGGATTGCCGGGGAGCGCGTGCGCTGGACTTCCCCTGGCACGGTGCTCACGGTGCTGGCGCGGTCGGGAGAATGGGCGCTGGTTCGCGGCGGGGCGATGATGGAAAGCTATCTCAGCTATCTGGAGGAGGGCAGCCATGCCGAAGCATAAACGCTACTGTCCGGACTGCGGGTCGCTGATGGACATCCGCGGGACATGCGAATGCCATCATCCCAGGGCGATCTGTCCCCTATTCCGTGGGCTGACCAAGACGATGGGAAACCATTTTATTTTATGCGCACGGCAGGACGGCGCGGTGATTCAGGCGCGGGTATTCGCCAGCATGCCGGAGCGAAATGACTTCTATCGCTGGAAGTGCTGTGCGAATCCTTTGGATTGCCGGGTGGTCCGGCTGTCCGATCATGTGCCGGAGGGCAGACCGCTGCCGGACACAGAACTGGCTGAAAAGCTGATGCAGCTATGCATGCAGGAGACGGAGGACGTATGATGGATTTGCGGGAGCTGCTGGGCAGGCTCCAGGGAGTAGAAGCCCATGGCAATGGGCAATACATGGCCCGATGCCCCTGCCACGACGACCGCAAGGCGAGTCTGGCGGTCCGTATGGGTGAAAAGGGCATTGTGCTGCACTGCCTGGCAGGATGCGCCACGGAGGACATTCTGCAAAGCCTGGGGGTAACGGTGCGGGACATCACCCTGCCGGAGCACTGGCGCGGCGAAAAAGCGCCGGGCAAATCCGCCGGACGGAGCAAGGCCGCTAAACCTGCCCCCAGGCAGGGCACGGCCCCAGCTGGAGGGCCCGCCAGGCCAGAGAGCAAGAGCAAGGTACCGGCCGATCTGGAGCGGCTGCGGGTAGGCGGAGAGTATGTGCACAAGAGCACCAACGAGCAGGGGCAATCCGATATTGTGCGGGAGCGCATCACCCGCTGCTATGACTACCAGGACGCAAAAGGACGGGTGATGGTGAAGGTTTTTCGCACGGAGGCGAAGTCCTTTCCGGTGGTGCATCTGGGCGGAGACGGGCGCTGGTACTGGGGCGACGGCGGGCAAAACGATCTGCTGTACCGCCTGCCCCGGGTGCTGCAAGCCGTCCGGGAGGGTGTTCCGGTCTGGATCGTGGAAGGCGAGAAAGACGTGGAAACCCTGGAAAGCCTGGGGTATGTGGCAACGTGCAACAAGGGTGGCGCGGGCAAATGGCCGGAGACGCTGACCAAGGCCCTGGAAGGCGCGCGGGCGGTGATCTGCCCGGATGTGGACGAGCCGGGGCGCAAGCATGGACGGCTGGTGGCCAGGGAACTGGAAGGGCATGCCAAGGAAGTGCGGCTGATCAATCTGCTGCGCGCGCCGGGCGTGAAACTGCCGGAGAAAGGCGACGTCAGCGACCTGTGCCAGCAGCTGGGTACGGGAGCAAAGGCCATGCTGGACAAGCTGTGCCAGAGCGCCATGGTACTGTCCCGGCGGGTATCCGACGCGGACTACGAGGAGTATTTTACGGGCATCAAGGGGTGCGAGGTGCAGAACGGCTGCATCTGCACCTTTTCCGGCGGAGACTGGAAACCGCTGAGCAACTTTGTAGCCCTGCCCATTGAGGAAGCCCTGCGGGACGACGGCAACGGCTCGGTGGAGTATCAGGTGACGGTGGCCGGCTGGTCCTCCCTGGGGCACCGGCTGCGCACGGTGTCCATGTCCATGGAGTCCTTTGGACGGATGGAGTGGCCGCTGGCCCTGTGGGGACTGTCGGCCAATGTGAGCGAGAGCAACGGCGCAAAGCAGAAGCTGCGGCGAATCATTCAGGCGGCCGGCATGCGGGCAGCGGTCCACCGGATGACCTACTGCCACACAGGCTGGCGGGTGGTGGACGGGCGGCTGTGCTTTCTGCACGGCGGCGGGGCCATTGGCGCGGAGGACGTGGACGTACAGCTGGACTACGGCTTTTCCCGGTATACCATGGAGGGCGTGCGGGAAGGCCCACTGCTGGAGATGGAACCTGCGCTGCGCAAGGTGCAGTGCCAGCTGGCGGCGATCCGCGCCATGGAGGTGGGCACGCTGGCGGTGGGCGTGCCGCTGACGGGGTTTATGTTTCTGACGCCGCTGAAATACTTTCTGGAACAGCGCGGGCACCGTCCCAGCTTTATTCCCTTTGTTCGGGGCGCAACACAAACAGGCAAGAGCGCCTACACAGCGCTGCTGCTGAATTATTTCGGCTATGACTTTGGCTATGAGAGTCCCATGCCGGCCAACTTTGAGAACACGGCCAACGGCATCAGCCTGAAAATGTTTCAGCTCAAGGACCTTCCCCTGCTGGTGGACGACTACCATCCCCAGGGTGAGCCCACCAAGGCCAAGGCCATGTCGACGGTGGCCGAAAGTCTTGCGCGCATGGTGGGCGATGGCGCCATCCGGGACAGGATGCGGGCAGACGGCGGCGCACAGCTGGTGCATCCGGTTCGCGCGCTGTGCGTGGCCACGGGTGAGGAAACGCCGCGCATCAGCCCCAGCGGTGTGGCACGGCTGTACGTCATCGACATCCGGGACGGGGATGTCCCCATCCCGCGCAAGGGAAGCAAGGGCCCCCAGCGGGCCAGGGAGGAGGAGTATGTGGAGCTGTTGAAGCTGGCGCGGCAGGGAGCGCTGAACGAATGCATGAAGGGGTACATCGAATGGCTCATCCCCCAGGCGGACAGCCTGCCGGAAAAGCTGGAAACAAAGCTGGAAGAGCTACGGTGGGAAGCCCTCAAGCGCATGGACGCCTCTTCCGGGGGGCGTATGGCCACCACGGTGAGCTATCTGATGCTGGGCATATGGATGATGCTGCGGTACATGGCGGAGCCGGGCGGTTTGCTGACCCAGGAAGATGTGGAGCGAAGCATGGGCAAATACTGGGATGTGATTACGGGCGCAGCGGAGCGGCAGAACCAGGAGATGCGGCAGGAATCCCCCTCCGAAGTCTTCATCACCACGGTGCGGGAGCTGCTGCAATCCGGGCGGTGCGTGGCCCTGGAGGCCAAGGAGGTACGGACGGTTACGCCCCCGGGGGGCATCGGGTACAAGGATGAAAGGTACTACTACCTGAATCCGGGGGAAACCTTCGGCGCGGTGCAGCGCTCCCTGGACGCCCAGGGCACGTCCATGGCGCTGACCAAGCCGGCGGTGCTGCGGATGCTGGCCCAGGAAGGCAAACTGGTGCGGGATGAAAAGGCAAACAAAAATGTACGGCAATACAACCGCGGGGGCATCCACGCCTGGATGATCTGGATTCCGCGGTATGTGATTGACGGCACGCAGGCCAGCGAAAGCATGGAGCAGCTGGCCATGGACGTAACAGGAAAGGTGGCGAATCCCTTTGAAGGCAGAGCAACAGACCATGGAACTGCATGACGGAACGCAGCGCAAGCCGCTGGCCATCGACGAGCTTGTGACGCTGAGCGTATACACGGGGTTTCTGCTGGTGCCGGAAAACCACTATGATATGGTCATCCGGCGCATGGAGGCCGCGCTGGGTCGGCCCATCTTTACCCATGAGCTGGCCAGCGACGCACTGTGGCAGCAGGCGAGGGACAAGATTCGGGAGGACGTGCGCCGGATTGTTGACGCAGCCTTTGCCACAAATACACAGGAAAGGCGGTGACCACCTTGAGCGAAAAAGAAAAATTGGTACTGTGTCGGGAAGCTCTGTGGGCCATCCGGCACCAGCAAGAAGATCTGGAACGATTGACCAGCATGCAGCCCGCAACCCCCGAGGAAGCCCTGGCCCTGGAGACGCAGGTCGCCAGGTGCCGGAATATACTGCAAAGCGCACGCAGGCAATACCCCGAGCGCCTCTCCATGGCTATGCGGGCCTTGCAGGGATTGCGGGGCATCGAATACAAGGTGCTGTGGAGCTACTATATCCTGGGGCTAAGTAACGCGGAGACGGGCCGACGATTGAACTATGACTGCCGGGAAGTGATCCGGCGAAAGACAGCAGGGCTGCAAAGACTGGAAAGGATGGAAGAACCATGAACAGACTAACCATTATCGGGAATCTCACCCGCGCCCCGGAAGTGCGCACGGCAGCGGACGGCAATACGGTGACTGTTTTTACAGTAGCCGTGAACCGCGGGGACAGAAACGGGCATCCCATGGCGGACTATGTGCGCGTATCCGCATGGAACAAGCTGGGCGAAAACTGCGGGCGATACCTGGACAAGGGAAAAAAGGTCTGCGTTACCGGGCCGGTACGCGCGTCCGCCTACCTGGGGCAGGACGGCACGCCCCGGGCAAGCCTGGAAATGACGGCGAGGGAGGTAGAGTTTTTAACACCCAGAGGGGAAACGGTGGAAAGCAGCGCGCCCGCCGTGGAAAATGGCGGCGGGTATACGGAAGTGGAGACGGACAACTTCCCCTTTTGATTACGGCCATGGCTTGCCAGGCTTTCCGCGGTATGCTACACTGAAAACAGTACAATAGCGGGAGGTATTGCCATGGGATTCTTTCTGGGCAAGCGAACCGGGAACGGCTGGCATGTGGGCTACGGGAGCAACGGCATGCATGTGGGCAAGTCCACGCCGGGCGGATGGTATTTCGGCTGGAGCGGCGGCAAGCGCGCAAAGGGCGCTCCCATGACTCCCCGGGAGCGGGCGGTAGTGGCTGGCATTATCCTGATTGTGGCTGGGCTTATGTGGTGGGGGCTGAGCGCCTGGGATGCGCAGATCAAGGCCGATCAGCAGGCGAAGGCACAGGCGAAGCTGACGGCGGCGCTGACAGAGCAGCTGCAGGCAATCGACGTTATGAAGTATCACTCGGCGTTGGATATTGTACTGACGCCCCGGGAGAACGGACGCATGGACGCGGACATCCGTTATACCCTTGTGCCTGGAAAAGATGGGGAAGATTACCTGATCTATGCGTCAGCCATGCTGAGGCAGGTTGACTCCGAGCTGCTGGATCAGCTGGCGTCGGTGACGCTGGAAGCACGGGAACCCATTCCGGGTTCGGATTCCTACCGGGAATGGTCTGTGAAGATAAAATAGACGCAAGACTGACAAGCAATCGGGTGAGAAGGCAGAAACGCTGGTTTGCACAGCGCTTCTGCCTTTTTTGTATTTTCCCACCTTGCGCCCACTACCCGTGGGCGTGCTACCATGCAGGCAGGCCGGTGGAAGGGCAGCGCCGGACCTCACCCTCCCCCATTTTTGAGGGCTGCCATGAGCAGGGCCGCTTCACCTCCGGCGGCTGCTCCCTCGTGCGTGGCGTCTGGCATGCGCCGCAGGGTAAGGGGGCTGTGAACCTCGGGGGAGGGTGCTTATGCGGTACGACCAGAAAAAGCGGGACGCCTACTATGGGACGGTGGCTTGGCGGCGGCTGCGGGAGGCGGCGTTGATACGGGATCACTACTGGTGCGCCCGGTGCGGACGGCGCCCGGCGGACACGGTGCATCACATCGTTCCGGTAACGGAGCGCCCGGATCTGGCCATGGAGCTGAACAATTTGCAGAGCCTGTGCAGGCAATGCCACAACCAGCTGCATCCCGAAAAGGGATGCAGGGGACAACAGCCGGGATTGCCGGAGGGGGTGCGGGTAATGGTGATCAAGTAGGGAGGTGCGACCATGACGGAAGCGCGGCAGGCGCTGCTGACGCGAATTGACAGCGAAGTCCGGGCTTACCGGGCAGCGCTGGAAGCGGAAACCCGGGAGAAGTGCGGCGAGCTCAGCGCGGCGGACGCGCTATTGCTGGATGCCATCTGCGACACGGAGCGCATCCGCCGGGAAGCGGTGGCGCAGATCGCGGAGCGGGGCCTTCGGGAAAGGTACAGCAACGGCCGGCAGAGCCTGGAAAGAGAAAACAAGGCGGTGGGGCAGGCACACAAAGCAGCCCAGACCCTGGGCAAGCTGATGGCGGCCCTGAAGGCCAGGCAACGGAAAGGGCAGGCGGGCGCGCAGCTCCCGGAAGGAGCGGTAGCCGATGAGCTTGACGATTATTAAGCCGGCCTACCCTGAAGCTGATCCGCGCATCATCACCTACGCTGAGCAGGCGGCAGCAGGCAGCGTCACCGTTTGCAAAAAGGTACGGCGCATTTGTGAGATTTTCCTGGATGACCTGGCGAGGGAAGGGCAGGCAGGGTTCCCCTACCGTTTCGACGGTGAAAAAGCGTCCCGGCCGATCCGGTTCACGGAGAAATTTATCCGGCCCTCCGGGGATTACGACCGCATGGAGTTGATGCCCTGGCAATGCTTTGTGCTGGGCGCTATCTTCGGGTTTGTGCATCAAGCAACAGGCTATCGCAAGCACAAAAAGGCGCTGATCGTGGTGGGCAGCGGCAACGGCAAGACGCCCCTGGTGGCGTCCATGGCGCTGTACTGCACCAGCCAGGACGGGGCGCGCAACCCGGAGGTGGATGTTTTTGCCAACAGCCGGGAGCAGGCGGGCATTCTGGTGGGCGACTGCGCGGCCATGGTCAGCGACAGCGACGCCCTGCAAAGCCGTTTCCGGGTGCTGCGCACGGGGCTGGAATACTACCAGGGCGGCTGGAAGGGCATGGGCCGGAACCCGGTGCCCGACGGCAAGATCCGCAACTTTTCCGCGGACGCGCGCAAGATTGACGGCTTACGCCCCACGGTAGCCATCTTCGACGAGCTGCACGAAATGCGCACGTACAAGCTGCTGACGCAGATGCAGCGCTCCCTGCTCAAAAGCCGCGATCCGCTGCTTTTGATGATTTCCACCATGGGCACGGTGCTGGACGGCGTGCTAGTGTCGGAATACCGCCTGGCGGACGAAAGGCTCAAGGGGTTGGGCGATCTGGAAAGCAACGAGCGGTTTTTCCCCTTCATCTGTGAGCTGGACGAGGACGACGACCCGGAGGATGCCGGTACCTGGATCAAGGCAAACCCGTCCATGGGCGTACTGCTGCAGCGCAAGGACCTGGAAAAGAGCTGGGCGGACGCCAAGCGGGTCCCTGCCATGAAAAGCGACTTCCTCACCAAGCGGCTGAACATCTTCACCAAAGTAGACGAAGCCAGCTATCTGGACTGGGAGCTGGTGCAGCGCAACCAGGACGCGGTGACGCTGGAGAGCGTGCGGGGGCGGGAGGCTTTTGGGGGCTTCGACATATCCGCCAGCGGCGACCACACCAGCGTGTGCCTGGAGATCCCCCTGGACGACGGGCGGATCCTGGTTCTTCCCCACACCTTTGTGCCGCGGACGGTGGCGGAAAAGGACGCGGAGCGGCTCCCCTACTACGAATACGCAATGGCGGGGCTATTGACGATTATTGACGGGGAATACATCAAGCAGGAATACCTGATCGACTGGTTTGAGAAATGGGCGGAGGTATTCGACATCCGCTGCATCGGGTACGACCCGGCCAACGCGACCCTGCTGGTACGGGCGTTGAGCAGCTGGCGGGGTGAGAACAAGCCGGTATTCACCTGCGATCCGGTTCGGCAGGGTGCGCTGACGCTGAACGCGCCCATGAAGGATCTGCGGGAGAGGTTCATGGACGGGAAAATCGTCTACAACCGCAACCGGCTCTTCGAGTGGTACCTGAACAACGTGAAGCTCCGCAAGGACTATTCCACCCGGGACAATGAAAATTGGGTGCCGGTGAAAATGGATCAATACCGGAAGATTGACGCCTTCATGGCGCTGCTGGACGCACACACGGCCTGGATGCGCCGGTGTCCGGTTACCGGCCAGGCGCCCATGGAGCCCATGGTGCAGGTGCTGTCCCTGCAATAAATGGAGGTGAGACACATGTGGCCATTCACACGGAAACAGCAGCAGCCACAACCGCAGGCGCGGGGAACGCTGTGGCCCGTCAGCCTATGGCGGCCCCGGGGTGATCACAGCCTGGAGGGCAGCGAGGCCATCTTTGGCGCGGTGACGCTGCTGAGCAATACCATTGCATCCATGCATCTGCGGCTTATGCAGGGCTACCGAGAAGCAGAGGATCATCCCCTGGCGCGGCTGATCGGTTACCAGCCCAACCCGCGGCAGGACCCGTTCATGTTCTGGCAGACCATCGAAACCTGCCGGGATGTCTACGGCAACTGCTACGCCTTCAAGGTGCCGGGCGCAGGCGGGGAGACCGTGGCGCTGGACATTCTGGACCCGCAGCAGGTGCATCCCCTGCGGGACGCGGCCTCCGGGGACATCTGGTACCAAATCACGCCCCGGGAGGGCGGCACGCTGTACGTGAGCGGACGAGAGATGATTCACTGCCGGCATGTGGGCGCGGGTGACCGGGGCGTAAATCCGCTGACAGTGCTGGAGGACACGCTGGCCTATGACGACCAGATGAAGTCCTTCTCCCTGGAACAGGCACGGGGTATCAACGGCGCGGTGGTGCTGGATTTTCCCAGCAATATGGGGAAAGAGCAGACGGAAAAAGTCATTGACTCCTTCATGGACAACTACAAGCGCAGCAGCGGTTCGCTCATCGTACTGAGCGGAGGCGTAAAAAGCAGCACCATCAACCGCTCCCCCGTGGATGCCAAGGTGCTGGATGTGGACAGGATCACGGCCAACAAGGTGGCGCGGGTCTACAACATCCCGCCCAGCCTGCTGGGGGACTATTCCTCCTCCAGCTATGCCAGCCAGGAACAGCAGCAGATGGAATACCTGGAACGGACCATCATCCCCATTTGCCGCATGTACGAGGCACAGCTGAACCTGAAGCTGCTGACCTGGGAACAGCGCAGGCAAGGGTACCGCTTTTCCTTTGACGTGTCGGACCTGGTGGTGGCGGATCAGGCCAGCCGGGCACAGGTGTATCAGTACATGATCCGCTCGGGGATCATGACGCAGAATGAAGTCCGACGGCGGGAAAATCTTCCACCGGATCCCCACGGGGATCAGCTGCTGGTAAGCCGCGACCTGGTTCCCCTGCAAATGCTGAACCAATTACCAATAACGAGGTGAGCCTATGGCAGATTTTTACCGGTTTGAACCGCGCATGGAGGCGCTGGGTAATGACGGCCAGGTGCTACGCAAAGGTGCGGCGCTGTACCTGGAAGGGGCCATCACGCCGCCGCGGGGATGGATCGACTGGGACACCTTCAGCTACCACCCGCCCCAGGGATTCCGGGAGCAGATGGAAGCCATCGAGGGCGAAGAACTGACCGTATACATCGACAGCCCCGGCGGCGACCTGTCCACGGGCCTGGCGCTGTACACGGCGCTGCGGCAGCGCCGGGGCGTGACCCGGTGCGAAGTGACCCGCGCCTATTCGGCGGCCACCCTGGCCCTGGCGGGCTGCGACAAAGGGCAACGGTTCCTGTCCCCCGGGGCTACGCTGCTGTATCACAACCCTGCCGTGACCGCGGAGGGCGACCACCGGGACATGGCGCGGGCGCAGCGCATGCTGGCAACGCTCAAGGACGCGGTGGTGGCGGCCTATGCCGAGAGCAGCGGCATGGATGCGGACGCCATTTCCGCGCTGATGGACGCGGAGACCATGTACACGGCCCGGGAGGCGGTCGCCGCCGGGTGGGCGGACGGGTTGCTGCCTGCAAGCGCCACCATGGCCGCCACCAGTCCCCTGGGGCTGCGGGACGTGCTCACGGCCAGCCAGGCAGCCACGCAAAGGAGTTTCCAGGCCGGGCTTGACGCTGCAAGGCTGGCCCATGGAAATACAGAGCGCGAGGAAATCCTCGCGTTCGCAAGATCTGTTTTGAAGGGAGCATGAGGAAAATGCCGAGAACGATGTTTGAACTGGAAGAGCGCATTGCGGATCTGCGCATGCAGATTTCCACGGAAGCGGACGGGCTGGTGACCATGGCCACGGACGCGGGCGCCAAGATGGACGACGTGCGTGCCAAGCAGCAGCGGGTAAAGGATTTGCAGGAACGCCTGGCGGTGCTGGAGACCGAACGCGCCAAGATGGCGGAGAAGGCCAAGGGCACCATGGGCGCGGAGGGCGAAGCGATGAGCCGTCAGGAAGCGGCTGGTATGTTCTATCGGGCGGCCATGATGGGCCAGATGGACAAGCTGCCCCGGATGGCCTACGAGCAGCTGGGCGCCAAGCCCGCGGGCAGCGAGGATCAGGGCAGCGGTTCCAAGCTGTTGCCCACGACCCTGTCCAACGAGCTGCTGCTGGAGCCGCAAGTGACCAATCCCCTGCGCGGGCGCATGATGGTGACCAATATTCCCGGGCTGAAGCTGCCCAAGCTGGGCTTTGCGGTGGACAATGACAGCTTCATCAGCAAGGATGGCGAAACGGCCAAGGAACTGAAGCTCAGCGGTGACACCGTGGACTTCGGGCGCTATGAGCTGCCCTTGAAGGCCACCGTTTCCGAAAGCCTGCTGCGCTCCACGCCACTGAATATCGAGGCGGCGGTGAACGCGGGCCTGGAAAGCGCCCAGGCGGCCAAGGAGCTGAAGGTGATCTTTGCCGAAAGCCCTGCCTCCGGCGAGGAGCACATGAGCCTGTACGCCAAGGACAGCGGCGGCAGCAACTATCTGACCAAGGCCGTGGAAGGCGCGGACCTGCTGGACGCGATCCTGGCCGCGGCGGGCGACCTGGAGGACGTGTACCAGGCGGGGGCCTGCGTGGTGATGCGCCGACAGGACTACTACGGCTTTATCCGCTCCCTGGCCAATGCGGAGGCGCTTTTCGGACGCAAGCCCGAGGACGTGATCGGCTACCCGGTGATCTTCTGCGAGAAGGCGACCATTCCTGTGGTGGGGGATTTCCGCTACCTGCACCTGAACTATGACGGCGACACCTACTTCGACACCGACAAGGACGTAACCAAGCGCCTGCGCTACTTTACCTGCAACGCGGAATATGACATCCATGTGGTGCTGCGGGCCGCCTTCCGCCTGGCCAAGGTGGCGGCGGCGGGGGACTAAAACCCCTGAGCGAGGTGAGGCTGGATGAGCGTAACGGTACAGGGCATGATGGCCTACGGCTACCTGGGGGACGATACCTTTGATAGTGCGGTGGCGCAGATGTGCCTGGACGCGGCCAAGCAGTACCTGGCAAACGCCGATGTACCAGAGCCGGAAGCTGACAACGCGTTGTACGACCTGGGTTGCTACATGCTGGCCATGCACTGGTACGACCAGCGCGGGGTGGTTACCCTGGGCGCGGTACAGGGCGAGATCCTGCACGGGGTCCAGAGCATCATCCACCAGCTGCGGCAGTTCCCCAAGATGACGGCGGGGTGAGGACGGATGCGGAACACGGGCGATTTGCGGATGCGGGTGGCGCTGCAGCGCAGAACCGTAACAACCCTGGGTGGCAAGACCCGGGAGGACTGGGAAACCATCGGGCTGTACGCGGCGGAAGTGCTGCACGCATCCGCCCGGGACTTTTACGGCGGCGCGGGGCAATGGTACGAGGAGAAGATCACCGTACATCTGCGCACGCCGCGCACCTACTCCCCCGCACCGGGCTTGCGGGTACTGTGGCAGGGGCGGGCCTATGACGTGCTGGAAGTCACGCCGGACAAGCCCCTGCGGGGTATTACGGAGCTGCGGGCGGCCGCGGCGGAGATGGAGGGAAGCGGATGCCAGGCATAAACGGGTTTCTGGCGCAGGCGCTCACACCCTTGGGAGTGCCCATGAGCGAGGAACCCATGCTGCAGGAATGCAGCGGCAGCTATATCACCTGGGCCAAGACCGGGGAAAAGAGCATCTACGCCAGCGGCAAGCAGCTTTTCCGGCAGGATCAGGTGCAGGTTTCGCTGTGGGTGCATCCCGACCAGGACACGGAGGCCCTGCAAAGGGAAGCGGCGCTGCTGCTCATGGGTGCGGGATGCCGCATCCGGTACCAGGGGAGCAAATGGCAGCAGGACATCGGCCGTCAGCAGGTGGTGCTTGCCTGCGCATTGCCCATGGAGGCATGTACATGAAGGCGAGAATCTCAGTGACCGGCGACCTGAAAGAGTTTGCGGTGGCACTGGAAGGCGCACGCAAGGCAGTGGACAGGGAATCGCTGCTGCAGGCCCTGGAAGCCGGCGGCGCCATGGTCCAGGAGAGCGTGCAGCGGCAGGTAAGCGGCAAAGCAAAGAGCCACCCGCGCGGGCAGCTTTCCGAAAGCATCACGGTACAGCGATCCCCGACAGAAGACGCGGCGGTGACCGTGGGCTGGGAAACCACACCCATGCGGGACAAACCCAGCAGGCGACGACGCGGGCGCAGCCGCGCCAGCGGTTTCACGGATGTAAACGGCAGATACCGCAAGGTTACCACCGTGGCGGACTATGGCCGTATCCTGGAATACAGCGAAAGCCGTCGGCTGCGGCACATGGAACCCGGAACGGACGCAGTCCGCGACCAGGCAGAGAAGAAAGTAGCGGACATCATTGACCGCAAGATTGCCAAGGCGCTGAAGTAGCGCCGGAAAGGACAAGCTATGAGCGAAGTAACGTTTACGCAGGTACCCAAGCGGTACAAGCTCTCGGTGCAGGACGGTTACCTGCGCTTTATCACTTCCGCGGCAGGCGGGGCCGCCACCTATGACGTCAAGGCGCACCGGCTGGACGTGCTCAAGTCCGTGGGACTGGCCGTGGACGCCAGCAACAAGAAGATTTACGCCAGCGGCAAGGTATACGACGTGACCAACAACGTGCGGGGCGGCACGCTGACGGTGGACGTGATCGCCATTCCCGGGGAGATTGCCGACGAGGCCCGGGGCGCGGTGGCCAAGGGCGCGGGCAGCTATGACCTGAACCTGCCTCAGGGCAAGGAATTCGGCTTCGGTTTCTCCAGCAAGATGAGCGACGGCAGCGAGGTTTATGTATGGTATCCCCGCTGCAAGCTGAACTACGCCAACGAGACGGACGAAACCTCCGATGACGGCGACATCGATCCCAGCGAAAGCTATGAGATTGAGTGCATGCCCACGGAGGAGGGCATCTGGCGGGTAAAATACTACACCGCCAACGTCGAGGAGGGCAAGACGCCGCACACCATGGAGGAATTTGTGAAGAAAGGCCTGTACACCAAAGCGGCCATTGAGAGCTTCTTTGGCTCGGAGACTACCGCGGGCGGTTGACGGCCCATGATACATACGGCCTGTCGGGTTTGCCCGGCGGGCCGTGTTTTTTGAAAGGAGGATCATAATGCAACCCAGTTTTATCCAGCAGGTGGAGCCTACGGAGGTGGAGCTTTCCGGCGGCAAGGTGAAGCTGCTGTTTTCCCTGCGAGCGGCGGCGGAGATCGAGGACGCGTTTCAGGCGCCCTATCTGACCATTGTATACGAGGCGCTGGGCATGGACGCCCAGGGCAAGACCGCGGCGCCCATGTCCCTGGAGCGGCAGGCCAGGCTTATACAGATCCTGGCGCGGGCAGGCGGGCAGGAGCTTTCCCTGCAGGAGCTGATGGACATGCACATGACGGACTATACCGCACTGGCCGCGGGAACCATGCGGGAAATTTTCATGAAGTCACCCCGGGGCGGCAAAAAAAAAGCCCTGACCAGCCCATAAGGCCTACGGACTGGGGCGCGTGGCTCTATATAGCCATGCGCGTCTTCCGGCTCTCCGTAGCGGAATTTTTCTCGCTGACGCCCGCGCTGTGGCACATGCTGGTACGGGGAGAGCGGCGCCGTGGGCGCAAGCGCAGGCATTATGAAACCATAGCCGTGGGCGCGGCGGATCAGCTGCCCCCGGGCGTGCTGTAAGGAGGAACTACATGCAAATAGCAGGGGTACGCCTATCCTGTGAAGGGGAAAAGGAATTCAGCGCGGCGCTGCGGCAGGCAGCCACGGAAGCCAAGCGCACGGGCCGGGATTTACAAAAGCTCGACGCGACCTACGGCAAGGGCAGCAAGAACACGGACTATCTGACGCGGAAGCAGGAGCTGCTGACCCGGCAGCTGGAGCAGCAGCGCAAGCGCACAGAGACCCTGCGCCAGGTGCGGGAAAGCTACCTGGCCAGCGGCAACGCCGATGCCGCCAAGCTGGAGAAGCTAGGGGACGCCATCCAGAGCAGCGAAGTAGCGGAAGCCAGGCTGGCACGGCAGATCGCGGACACCAACGCGCAACTAGAGGAACAGCAGCGGGCGGCGGAAAAGGCCGCGTCCGGGCAGGAAAAGCTGGCAAAAGCCGGAAAAAAGCTGAAGGAGATCGGCGACAAGGCCGCCAAGGCCGGAGACAAGCTTACCAAAACCGTCACTGCTCCCCTGGTCGAGGGACTCACCGCGTCGGCCAAGGCGGCCATGGACTTTGAAACGGCCTTTGCTTCCGTGCGCAAGACGGTGGACGCCTCCGACGAGACCTACGCGGAGCTGGAGGAAACGCTGTGGGACATGTCCGAAGTGATGCCGCAGACGGCGGTGGATCTGGCGGGGCTGATGGCCGCGGCGGGGCAGCTGGGGGTGGACACGGACAACCTGGCGCAGTTTACGAAGGTAGTGGCCAACCTGGGCGTGGCCACCAACCTGACCGCAGAGGATGCGGCCACGCTGCTGGCGCAATACGCGAACATCACCCAGATGCCCCTGGAGGACATCGAGCGCCTGGGCAGCGTGATCGTGGCCCTGGGCAACAACATGGCCACCACGGAGGCGGACATCACGGCCCTGGCACAGCGGCTGGCCAGCACAGGCAGCCTGATAGGCCTAAGCGACGCGCAGATCATGGGGTTATCCGCGGCCATGGCGTCCCTGGGCGTGGAAGCGGAGGCAGGCGGCACCGCCATGAGCAAGACCTTGCAGCTCATGCAAACCGCCGTACTGGGCAACACCCGGGATTTGAAGAGCTTTGCCAAGGTGGCGGGCGTCAGCGCCAAGGAATTTGCCGCCCAGTGGCAGGCGGACCCGCTCACGGCGCTGGAATCCTTTTTGACGGGGCTGAATGACATCAACACCGCTGGAGGAGACGCGGCGGGGGCCTTGAAAAGCACGGGACTGACGGACACGCGCATGGTGGACGTGCTGCTGCGCATGGCGGGGGCCGGGGACTTGCTGGCGGAGAGCCTGAGCCTGGCCAACAGCGCCTGGGCGGAGAACACCGCCCTGCAAAACGAGGCGGACGCGGCCAACAGCACCACAGCCAATCAGCTGGCCATGACGCGCAACAGCCTGATCCGTGCCGGGGACGCCTTGGGGCAGGTCATGCTCCCCTACATCCAGCAGGGGGCGAACATGGTGCAGGAGCTGGCCCAGGGATTCGCCAGCCTGGACACGGGCACCCAGGGCACCATTGTCAAGTTTGCGGCGCTGGCCGCGGCCATTGGCCCGGTGGTCAGCGCAGGCGGCCGGCTGGTGAGCACCTTTGGGAAGCTGCTGCCGATGCTGGTCAGTCCCGCGGGGCTGGCGGTGGCCGGGGTGGCAGGCATCGGGCTATTGACCTATGCGCTGATCGACGCGGCGGACGCCACCAAGCGCATGGACGAGGGCTTCAAGTCCATTGACCTGCAGGTGGACGAAGACAGCGTGGCGCAGATCGCCGCGGCCATTGACCGAGGCATTGCGGCGGCGGACAAGGTGTACGAGATCAGCCTGGAGGTCAAGGCCAATGTGGACCCCCTGCGGGAACAGGTGGACGAGGTCTTTGAGGACGGAAAAATGACCTGGCGGGAGCGCCGCACCCTGAGCAAGGACCTGCAGGACGAGATCGACAAGGAAATCGTGGCCGCGCAGCAGCTGCTGGAGGACCGCAAGCGCAAGATCAACGACATGTTGGACAGCCTAACGGACGAACAGGGCGAGCCGCTGTATACTGAGGAAGAAAAGGCGGCCCTGGCAGATCAGGCGTTGAGCGGGCTTTCCGCCGCCACGGAGGAATTGACTACGCTCCAGACCGATCTGGACACGCTGCTGGCGGAGATTGCCGCCAGTGGCGGCACGGCCACGGAGGCGCAGCTCGCGGAGCTGGAAGCTCTGCTTGACCGCATCGAAGGCGTGGAGCAGCGCGTCCGGGAGCTGCAGAATGACGACATCCAGGACGCGCGCAACGCCTACATTGCGCAGAGCGGCGGGTATGGCAACGAGGACACCTTCGGCGAGGCCATCGGCTATGGGAAGCAAACAGAAACCAACCGGCGCAAGGAGCTGGGGCAGCGGCGGGACGAGGCTAAACAGGCCTATCTGGCGTCCATCGCCGCTATGCAGGAAAACGGCGCATCCCAGGCGGAGATGGACGAGGCCTATGCAGCCTATCTAGCCCGGGAACAGGCGTTCAACGATGAAGAAGCGGCGATCCTGGCGGAACGGGACGAGATTTTCGCCAACTCCTGGGCCGGGCTGGCCAAGCGGGAGGGCGACGGCGCGGAAGTGCTGGCGGAAATAGCGGAAATGCTGTCTTTTGCCCAGCTGCTTCAGGACACATCAGATAAAGGTGAATTCACGGACGAGGACATCCTGAAGATTTTCACACCGGAAAATATTGAAAAATATTTTGATGGGTATCCCGGTATCCAGGGACTAAGTCCTGAAGAACTCCTGGACATGGGCCGAAGGTTTGACATACCCAACTCAATGTATTTTGATGATTTAGCCAGGCAATGGCTGAATGGACTGGGGCCAAGGCTATCCGCTATGGAGGATGAAAACGGCGACGCCCTGGAACCCTTCAACAATGCCATCCAGACCATGATCGACAAAGGCGTGGACTTTGACAGCCTGGACTGGAGCGCCATGGACGGGTCCATGCAGGCCGCCATGCTGCTGCACCTGCTGGGGGACGATAAAGACGGCGGCGTGGAGGCCTGGGATAGCGAGCTGGGACAGAAGATCCTGGACGCCATGCAGGGCGCGGTGGACGCCTTGGAAGCTCCGGAGGTGGACGCCGCGGGCTGGACGGAGACCACGGGGAACGCGATCCCCCAGGCCATGCTCCAGGGTGCGCCCGCAACCTACGCACAGGCGCAGGAAATTGCCGACAACGCAGCCAGCACGTTATCCCAAGCAAGCGTGAACGGCAGCGCGTGGCAGGGCGCGGCGGCGGGCATCGGGGACAGCATTACTGCCGGCGGCGCGGCCTCCATTGCGGCGGCCTGGAACCTGCGCCGGGAGATCGAGGCGATCCTGGCCGGGACGGGCACCACCATTGTCCTCCCGGGAACAGGCGGCGGCCCCAGCCCGGAAAACGGCGACGGGCCGGTGACCCCCGCCTTTACCGCGGACAACAGAGTGAACGTCTATGTGCATAACGCCAACCTGGGCAACCGAACCACCGTGGAAGGGTTTGCCGCGGAGATTTCCGCGATGCAGCGGAGCAAGCTAGCGGGGCTGGGGAATTTGGGGTGATGAAAAAAAAAACAGGAGCCGCCCGGTAGGCGGTTCCTGCGCTGCTTAGGTATGGGGCTGGATTTGCTGCAGCAGGGCCTGCTGCAGCACCTGGGAAAAGTTTACCTTGCGCTCCATGGCGGCAGCGTTCAGCCACGCGGGCAGCGTGACCGTCCGGTTCACGGAGCGATTGGCCTTTGCCAGGCGCAGGCTGGGCATGAACACATCCAGGAGCATGACGCGTTCGTTAACCTCCAGAGGAATCTGTAAAAGGGGCGTAGGCGTTGGCATCGGGTCACCATCCTGCTCCATGCACCAGAGGTGCCCGCCAAGCGCTTCCCGGGCGCTGCGGAGCGCGCTGGTCTCATCATCAGCGCAGGAGACACATCCGGGCAGATCAGGAAAGGTAATCGCAATCTGTCCATCTGCTTCATAGGTGAATACAACGGGGTACAGGTACGTATCAGGATACGTCATGGCAAAAAGCTCCTTTTTTATGCTTCCGAATGGTTTTCCCGCTTTTTTCTCCAGTTTCGATAGGCCCCGGACTTGACCCGCTGGTCGGCGGGCCAGGGGGTGTCCTCATCAATGGCCCACTGGGAGCCGATCTTCTCCGCCGGGATGCGGCCCTGGGCGATGAGCAGGCGCACCCGCCCACCGTCCTGGCCGTGCTTGGCGGCGTATTCCTTGACGGACAATAACGCCATACGGTTTTCCTCCTTATCGGTTTTTGATGAGCTTGTAGAGGCGCAGCAGCAGCGCCAGCTGCACCAGGGTAATGACCAGGGAAAGAACACTGAACACAAGACTCATGGGATCACTCCTTCCTCTTCTTTTTCAGTTCCAGCAGTAGCAGCACGGAAACCACCAGCAGAGCCAGAGAAGATACCGCGTTCAGAATGTCCAAAATTTCCATTGCGCGGAATGGGCAGATGTGCTATCATCCCGGTAGGGATGGGGGGCTTGCGCCCCCGGTTCCTACCTGTTCAGCCACGCGATCAGCGCTGTGAGAAGGTTGATGATCGCTGTGGCCAAACCGATGACCGCCGTGGCCAGCACCAGTTTGTACTGCTGTTGTTCGCGGCGGTTTTGCTGTCTGCCCATTCCCTTCACCTCCTTTCGATGGTTTAATTTTATCACAATATTGTGATAATGTCAAGCGTTTTTCAAAACAAAACAAAAATTATTTTGCAGGTGGGGTTGACTTCTGTGTACACATATATTATTATTGTGTACACAGAAGAGGAGGTGAAGCATTTGAGTCCTCGAACGGGACGCCCGTTCGCAGGAGAGACAAGGAAAGACACAACTGTTAAGGTGCGCATGGATGAAAAGGAACTTCGGCAGCTGGATACATGCACGGAAAAGCTGGGAATCAGCCGAAGCGAAGCGCTACGACGGGGGCTTATCCTTCTCTATGAGCGAACGGAAAATAAATAAAAACTCAAGCTGCTTCTCCCGACAAGTTGAAAGCAGCTTGAGCCCCACCCTGGCGGTCGCCCACCGGGTAAATCCATTCTACCACAAAGGCGGCCCCCTGACAAGCTACGACTATATGCAGCGGTTGCCTTTCTGGTAGATGGATTTATTTTGAAAAAAAGATGTTTGAATGGGTTGACTTATGTAGCACAATAGTTTATGATACTTATGGGCTACAAAAGAGAGGTGATAATATGAGCCCAAGAACCGGACGCCCTACCAGTAATCCCAAAGGAAAATCAATCCATGTGCGGTTAGACGAGAACAGTGATCGTATTCTGAACGCTTATATTAAGCAAAAAGGAATTACGATAGCCGAAGGAATCCGCCAAGGCATTGCAAAGCTGGAAGATGACATAAAAAAATAAGGTTTGCCGTGTTCTTTGCGAGAGATGACGACAAACCTTCCCCCTGGCGGTCGCCCACCGGGTAAATCCATTCTACCACAAAGGCGGCCCCCTGACAAGCGAAAAGGAGGCTTTCCCCATGACGAAAAGCAACGTGAAAAACCAGGGATTCACGATTCCCGAAGTGATGGACATATACGACCTGCTGACCATGGTCTACCAGGAGAACTTTCCGATTATTGATTTGATGGTGGACGAGATTACCACGGGGCTAACCAGCGCACCCGATGCTGCGCTGCTGATCGACCGGAATCACCTGCGGCGCAAGATGGTGGTCATTATGAACTTTCTGGACAAGAGCAGCCGGGAGCTGCAGGCAGCAGCCGCGGTGCTGAAGGCGAAGCTGGACGCGGTACAGGAACTGCAATCCCTTCCGGCACACGGGAAATAACGACATCACCATAGGGGAACGGCGAAAGAAGCCGTTCCCCTTTTTCTTTTGCCTCCCCCACCTTGCGACCACACCCCGTGGGCGTAGTATGATGTCCGCAGAAACGGGAGGTGCTGGGGATGCGGTATGAGGATTTCCGCTGGGCGGGCAAGCTGGCGTCGGAGATGGGCGTGGTGGTAACGGAACAGGTGGAGTACACACGGCCCGAGGAGCGTGTGGAACAGATCACGGTGCCGGGGCGGTCGGGCACGCTGACGGTGCCGGGCACAGACAGCTGGGAGACGGTGATCTATGCCCCGGTATGCGCGCTGCGGCCGGACGCGGACCGGGAAGCGGTGGCTGCCTGGCTGCAGGGCCGTGGCGAGGTAGTGTTCGGGTCTATGCCCGATTATGGCTTTGATGCCCGGCTTATCAACCAGATTGACTTTCAGACCATTTTCCAGGCGCAGAAAAGCTACAAGACCTTTGCGCCGGTATTCGCCTGCCAGCCCCTGCGGCATCTGGCCGTACAGGAGCAGGAAATTCTGTGCAGCAATGGGATGCTTTTGCACAATCCGGGGAACGTAGCGGCCAGGCCGCAGATATTCGTCTGGTGCAACGAGGAGTTCACGCTGACCATTGCGGGGCAGGCCTTCACGGTAACGGGGCTGACCAACATTGGCGGCATCATTGTGGACTGCGACGCCCAGGACTGCATCAACATGATTTTTTCGGGGCTGCTGAACGATCATATGGACGGGGACTTTCCCACCATCCCGCCCGGGGACAGCTACATCAGCTGGACGGCGCCGGAAGGCAGCCAGGTGACCAAGGTCAGCCTGAAGCCACGCTGGCGCTGGCTGTGACAAAGGAGCATAGACATGATCTGCATTTATGACGCCCTGAGCGGGGATTACACAGGCAACGGGCTGGGGGTGCTAACGGTGCTGTCCGCCAGCGTGACGGAGCAGGCGGGGGGCGCCTACGAAGCCGAGCTAGTGATTCCGGTAACGGATGACCTGAAGTGGCGTCTGCCGCAGGTGGGCCGCGTGCTGCGCGTGCCGGTGCCAGCCATCACCACCCCGGGACTGGAGCTGGCCCATGTGACGCAGAGCACGGTTCAGAAGGTTTACCGGGTGAACACCGGGCCCTGGAGCTGGCTGGCGATTTTCTCCGGCCCGGGGCAGTATTCCACACGGCTGGACCGGCTGCATACCGGAGAGGAGGTCATCGTCACCGGCGAGCCCATTGGCGGCGGATGGTATCCGGCTGTGTCCCCGCGGGGCGTAGCCGGATATATTGCGGCGGACGCCTACTTCACCTTTGTGCGGGACATTTCCCAGGCAGGCAATGCCTGGACAGAGGTCATACCGCCCAAGCCGGTGAAGGATCAGCTGTTCCGCATCTATGCCGTGGAGCAGAATGAGGACGGTACGCAGGTGCAGGTGAAGGCCCGGCACATCAGCTACGACCTGCTCTACAACGTGGTAACCGCCTACAAGACGGAGACGGAGACCTCCGCGCAGGCCGTGGCCCAGGGGCTGATGGCGGCCCGGGAGGACAAGACCATCGAAATACGCTGCTTTTGCGACATGACCGACGCCATTCCCGCCACGGACTGGAGCCAGCGCAACCTGATCAGCTGCTTGCTGGATGAGGATGTGGGCGTGGTGCGGCAGGCCCGGGCCATGGTGGTACGGGACAACTATGACCTGTACATTACCAAGGCGGCGAGTACCTGGCGCGGGGTAACCATCCGCCACGCCAAGAACTTGCTGGGGGCGCGGCTGACGGTGGACGACAGCGGCGTATACACC